TTTTATTTGATTAGAAGATCCATTATAAGTTTCTACTAAATTTAATAAACAAGCCTCAGTGTGACATTCATGACGATAGAAGGTTGGTATTTCTTTATCTGCAGCAAAATACATATCTAGTTCCGCACGTCTTCTAGCAACCATAAGATCACCTCCACTCATCCAATATGTATTAATAAATGGACTCCATTCCTTTATAATCTTAGTTTTAGAAGAATAACTATTAATAAGATCTAGTAATTTACAGTTTTTGAAAGACTGAATGCCAATACTATGAGCAAAACTTAAAAGAGCTGCTCTTCTATTTATATTTAAATTTATAAAAACATAATCTTTTAATTTTTCTGAAAATTCTTTTAAATCTAAAAAAAATTGTTTATCTATTTCTTCTTGAGTAGCTTTA